ATTTGGGCTATTCAATCAGGCACTTCTAATTCTTCTGATGAAGTAGAACATAAAGATGGAACAGCACACTGTTCTTTAGCTGATGAAGGTATTGATATATCACAATTTATTACTAGATGGGATGCAGCACATTTAACTCAATTACAATCAAATTGGGATACAAACAATATTAAAATAGAAGATCCTGCAGATTCAGAAACGTATAGAGATGAAACAGAAGCTGAAAAAATTTCTAGACTAGGTGCTAGACCGACATCTTACTCTTCATAATTTTACAAATTTTTATTTATTTGATCGTATGCGTGATCTTTATTTGGTCCGTTTTGATTGACGTAATGAAAAAATACTTGAGCTATTCCTTCACCTTTATATGTACCAGGACGCCAATGTTCTTGTTCACATCCAGCATATAAAACAGCATCCCCTTCTTCTAATTCAAATGATTTATCTTCAACTATAATAGGCCAATTATCATGTTTTTTAATACAAGCGGTAACAGATATTTCACATGCAGGTCTGTCAGTATGTTTAGATAAAGTGCCTCCATATACGTAGTATCTCCAATAGCTGTAAGTAGGAAATAATTTTAAATTACATTCTTGTTCAACTTTAGACAACTTTGTATCTAGCATTGAATTCATTAAAGCATCGTGATACCAGGCTGGTGAAAATGATTGACCATCTAGAACATAATCTTTATTAAAATCTAATTTGTTGTAACAATATTTTTGAAGAACAGTTAGTTCTTCTTTATTAAAAAAATTTTTAATTAATTTATTATTTACTGTAACCATGCAACTATACTATATCTTGTGCCTTTTGTAATAGGTTCTATGCTATGAGGATACATAAAATTACTGGGAAAAAACACAATAGAACCCTCACTAAGTTTTAATCTTTTTATTTCTTCTTTATTTTGAGCAGTAAAAATTAAATCACCACCCTCATAATTATCATTTAGATTCATAATAATACTTAAATGTCTAGGAGAGTTTGTATAATGATCTGTGTGAACTTCATATCTACCTCCTACAGAGTATTTTAATAAATCTATTTGATTTATTTTATAACTAGACATTTTAGGAAATTTTATTTTGTAATAATCGTACAATCTTTCTATTTCTGTTTTTATATAATTCCAGTAAAATATATTGGTAGGGGTTTCAAAATTTAAGTGATAACCTTTTACATTTCTTACTTGTTTTTTAATTCCTGAGTTAACTTTAAGATAATTTTTAGATTTTAATTTTATTAAAGGTATTATTTTTTTAATAAAATTAGGGTTAATTATTTTTTTAATTTCTACTATAGCTTCAAGATGATCCATTTACCTCAACATCATCCAAGAAGTTAAAATATATTTTTCTCCAGACAAGGGTGAATTACCTCTATGAACATAAGGAAAACCAGCTGGCCAAATAACAATTCTACCTCTTTTAGGTTTAATTCTTTTTGAAAAATGTAGAAATTCTGTTTCTCCACCTTCTTCAACATCATTTAAATATATAGAAAAAACAAAAGCCCTAGCTTCAAGATCAAAACCTTTTCCATGTTCTATATGCCAAACATGATAACCTTCTGTTGGTAATGTTTTTTGAATTTTTAATTGAGTAAAATAAAATGGAACCCCATAAACATCATTCGCACCTACATTTTCTATATAATGTTTCCAAGCTATTTCAAAATTAAATATCATGGGTTTTAACCATTCCCACCAAAAATCTATATTATTTGGTTCAGCAAAATATTGTTGATCTTGTTTGTGTAATATAGATGCTTGTTCAAAACCTATTCTATTAATCGTATTATTAAATTTATTCTGATCCTCATATAATTTAATTGCTTTATTACAATCCTCTTTAGTGATGTAATTATCATAAACTCCAATAAAATTATTTATATTTACTGTCTTATCCATTATAATATTGAGACTTTCATTCTCTATAAAACTATTATATAACACGATTATGGCCTTAAAAAAAGTAAATTTTGCACCTGGTTTTAATAAACAAAGCGTACCTTCGGCTCTTCCTGGACAATGGGTAGATGGTGATTTTGTACGTTTTAGGTATACCGCGCCTGAAAAAATAGGTGGTTGGGAACAATTGACCGCTGCATCTAAAACAGTACCGGGTGCTGCTAGAGCACAATTAACTTGGACTTCATTATCAGGCGAACGCTATGCTGCTATTGGAACGTCTCAAGGTTTGTTTTTATATTATGGTAATGATTTTTTTGATATTACTCCATTAGATACAGCTATTACAGGATGCACATTAACAACAGTTAATGGATCAAATGTATTAACTGTTAATAAAGGATCTCACAGTTTAGCTGTGGGCAGATATATAACTTTATCTGGTGTAACCGTTACAGGCGCATCAGATTATACACCAACAGAATTAGAAGTAGCTTATGAAATTTTAACTGTACCTGACGTAGATAAATTTACCGTTCAAGCTGTAAGAAATGAAGGCGGTTCTGGTATGACTGCAGCAGGTGCAGCAACTGTTAATCCTTATGTTGAGGTTGGACCTACTACTCAAACAACGGGTTATGGTTGGGGAACTTATTTATGGGGAGATTCTACGTGGGGAACGGAACGAACTACAAGCACCGTTACATTAGATCCAGGAAATTGGAGTCTTGATAATTTTGGTCAAGTATTAGTTGCAACTATATTTAATGGTAAAACTTTTACGTGGAATGCTGGAGCATCAGGAGCTCGAGGTATTCGAGCATCATTAACTACATCAGGTTTTGCAACAGGTAACAATCCTACAGCCAGCAGATTTACATTAGTCTCAGATCGAGACAGACACTTATTTCATTTCGGAACCGAAACAACTATTGGAGATACAACAACTCAAGATCCTATGTTTGTAAGATTTTCTAATCAAGAAGATTTAAATACTTATTTACCAACTGCTACTAACACCGCAGGAACATTTAGACTTGATACTGGTAATGAAATTAGAGCCGCTCTTCAAGGTAAAGATTATGTTTTTGTTTTAACAGATAACGCTGCTTATGTAATTCAATTTGTAGGTCCTCCCTTTACTTTTAGTGTTAGACAAGTTGGTACAAACTGTGGATGCATAGGACAACATGCAGCTTCTTATGTCAATGGCGCTATATATTGGATGTCTAATGAAGGTGGGTTTTTTATGTATGATGGTACTGTAAAAGCCTTACCTTGTTTAGTAGAAGACTTTGTATTTACAACACAAAATGGAAATTTAGGTCTTAATTTTAATTCCTCTGATGTAATTTTTTCTGCACCAAATTCTTTATATACTGAAGTAAATTGGTTTTATCCAAAAAATGGATCAGAACAAATAGATAGATGTGTAACTTACAATTATCAAGAAAATGTTTGGACTACTTCATCATTAGATAGAACTACTTACGCTGATCAAGGTGTATTTGACAAACCTTATGCAACAGATTACGAATCTACAACCACTCCAGTGTTTCCAGATATTTTAGGTATTACCAATTTATATGGAGCGTCTATCTACTACGCTCATGAAGTAGGAAATGATCAAGTTAATAGTTCAGGCAGAAGCTCAATTAATGCTTTTATTAGATCTGGAGATTTTGATATTGATGATGGAGAAATATTTATGTCGATGAGAAGATTTATGCCAGATTATAAATTTTTAGTAGGTAATTCTAAAGTAACTTTATTTATATCGGATTACCCTTCAGATGCTCAATCAAGCTCACCTTTAGGTCCCTTTACAATAACTTCTACCACTGATAAAGTGGACACTAGAGCAAGAGGAAGATTACTATCTTTAAAAATAGAAAACGATGCTGCAGGTGAAACATGGCGTTATGGTAGTTTTAGAATGGATGCTCAACCAGACGGGAGAAGATAATGACAAAAAGATTAAACATTAAAAAAGCAATTAAGAAACCAGGTTCTTTAAGAAAAGCTTTAAATATTAAAAAAGGTGAAAAGATACCTTTAGACAAACTAAATAAGGCAGCTAAAGCTAAAGGTAAATTAGGTCAACGAGCTCGTTTTGCTAAAACATTAAGAAAAATAAATAGAGCGTAATGGCTAAACTAACTAACTATATACCTGAACCTAAACAAGAATATGACGCAGAAAATCAAAGACAAATTATTGAGTCAATGACTACAATGAAACAACAACTTAATTTTTCTTTTCAAGAAGATTTAAAAAATGAACAAGACGCTTTTAATTATTTTTTATCATGACAATACAATATAAAAACGCATCTAAAATATTAGACGGAACGGCTATGACAACTCTTTTAACTATATCTACGTCCGCTATAGCTATTATAAAATCTGTATATGTATCCAATAACAGCACAGGAGCTGTATTAGTTAATTGTGATCTAAGAGATTCATCTGCTAGTACAGATGTAGAATTTTTTAGAAAAGACATACCTGCTACAAGCACAGTCAATGCCACAGAACAGGGGTTGAATTTAGAAGCAGGAGATGCTATAAAAGCTCAAGCAGAAACCGCTAATAAACTTGAAGTAGTAGTTAGTTATGCGCTTATAAACAGAGAGAATGAAAACGGATAATATACATAAAATAGATTGTACAACGATAACAATTTATAGAAACACAAAAACAGGCAAAACGTCTAAAGAGAAAGTAGAGGGTCCTGATATTGTAACCGATGTTACAGTTCACGTCTCACCGAAAGGATTGGATGTTTTCCAGAAAGTTATGAATGAAAATAAGAAACCAAAGCCCTAAAGGTGGAACTGAATTACAACTAGGTTTTTTACATCAATACGTAGATAAAAATTTATTAGATCAAGTACAAATTTGTACTAGCGTACCGGGTAAAGTTCCCATTGATCCTAATAAACTTAATATACTTTGGCAAAAAAATTCTTACGATCAACCGAATTTATATCCGTGGTTTAAAGATAAAGCTAATCATCACAAATATGATTGGTATGTTTTTAATTCTCATTGGAATTATGAAAAATTTAGAATGATGTTTGGTATCCCTACTGAAAAATGTGTGGTTATTAAAAATGGAGTTGAGAAAATAAAACAATCTCCACATTATGAAAAGGGTAAACCTATTAAAATAATTCATCAGAACACACCCTGGAGAGGATTATCTGTTTTACTTGGTGCAATGCAATTAATTAAAAACCCGTTAATTACTTTAGATGTTTATTCTTCCTGTGAGGTATACGGTAAAGAGTTTCATGAACAAAATGATTTTAATTATAGAGCATTATATGACCAAGCTGAGTCTTTATCTAATGTAAATTACATTGGTTATAAACCAAATGAATATATTAGAGAACATTTACCAAATTATAATATGTATGTTTATCCTAGTATCTTCGAAGAGACTTCTTGTATTTCTTTATTAGAAGCAATGTCTGCGGGACTATATAGTATTGTAACCGATTATGGAGCTTTGTTTGAAACAGGAGCAGAGTTTCCAATGTATATTCCTTATGACAGTAATTACAAAGCGTTAGCAGAAAAGTTTGCCTATGGTATTTCTGCCGCTGCAGAAACTTTACACGAGCCGCAGATACATAGTCATTTAACCACTCAAGCTAATTACACTCAGATATATTATTCTTGGCCTAAACAAGCTGCTTCGTGGAAAACATTTTTAAAAGGAGCTCTTAATGCCAAAGCCAAATGAACCAATATGGTTTAACGTAGATAAAACCGAAACAGCAAACGATGATACCTATCAAACAATTAAAACTAATAAGGTAGAAAATAAAATGGTAGAAATAAACTTAGGTACTTCACCTCACAAGATAATGGTATGCACTCCTTGTCATAGTGATGTCAGTATGCATTACTGTCAAGCTGTGCTAAAGTTTCAAATGGCGTGTTCCAAAGAAGGAATACAATGTAGTTTTACATTACTTAAATCATCTTTAGTTACACAAGGTAGAAACTTATGTGTAGCAGAATTTTTAAATCATGAAGATAAATATACTCATTTATTGTTTATAGACTCTGACATTGATTTTGATCACGAGCCTATTTTTAAAATGTTAGAGTTTGATAAAGATATAATTAGCTTACCCTATCCTATGAAACTTTTAAGTTGGGATAAAATATGGCGAAGACTCAACACTAAAGAAGATGCTATCAGTAATGAAAAAGACTTGGCTACGGCAGGATTTACCTATCCCGTTAAAGTAGAGGACCCTAATTCAATAACCGTGGACAAAGGATTAATGGAGCTCACTCATGCCCCAACTGGATGTATGTTAATTAAAAGAAATGTATTTGAGAAAATGATTAAAGAATACCCTCATTTAGAAATATATCAGCCTACCAATATTAATGGTAAAGAGGTTAAAAAAGATAATATGTACAATTTATTTGACACCTTACATGACACTAAAACGAAGAGATATTTTGGAGAAGACTTTGGATTCTGTCAAAGATGGACGGATATAGGTGGTAAGGTGTACGCTTACATAGATGCTCCTATAACTCACGTTGGAGAGTATTGTTATAAAGGTCGATTTAGAGATGATTTATGGCAAGCAGGAAGACCTGTCAAATCGGTTGACGATAGTAAAAAAATCAAATAAAGTATCATATTTACAGGATTTCTACGCCTGCTTAACAGTATAAATATATTTAAATTATGGCGATATCTAGATCTTTAATGAACAGACAATTACAAGCAGACGGTGGGATAATGCAAGTTGCACCCAGAGAAAAATTTGGCTTAGGTAGTAAGCTTAAAAAGTTTGTTAGAAAAATTATACCTAATGAAGTAGCAGATATAGCAGTCAAAGCTGCTCCTTTTGTTGCACCCTTTAACCCAGCAGTTGCAGCAGCAATGGCGGGTCTTGGCAGTTTTGATCAAACTGGTAAAATAGGGTCATCACTTAAAAGAGGTGCATTAACTTATGGTGGTGGACAAGCTGCTAGATATTTAGGTGGAGCAGGTTTTCAAGGTAATCCTTTTGGAGATGGTGGAGCTTTTACAGGCAGTGGATTTAAAAGTGGATTTAGTACCCCTTTTGGTAGTGACACTGGTCTTGGCAAATTCTTCTCGAACCGAGGAACTGAAGGTGTTCAAGCTATTGATAGTTCTAAACCTTTAAAAAAACCTCTTAACATACAAGCAGGAGATGGATCAATTGATTTAGCTACAGGTGGAGCTGATGGTTTTGGAATAATACAAGATACAGTGGTAGATAAATCTATAGTAACTCAAAATGATCCTGGATTTTTAAAAAATTTATTTGATGGAATAAGTAATCAAGATTACGGTAAAGTTGCTAAAACAATTGGAGATGGAGCTAAAAAATTTGGTAAAGCTATGTTTACAAATAAAGATGGTTCTATTGACAAAGCAGCAGTAATGGGAGCAATAACTTTTGCAACTTCATACGCAGAAGCTTTGGCGTTAGCTAATGATGCAGGTATGGATCTAACTGAAGAAGAATATAACGAAGCTAGAAAAGACGAAAAAAAAGCAGAGTACGCAGGTTACTTAACTAATTTTTTTGCGGGTAAAAAAGATGGTGGCAGAATAGGATTCGAGTCTGGTGCTAATGAAATGATAAAAACACAATTACTAGAAGAAATTATGCCTGACACAAGCACAGAAGACTTTGTAATTATAATGACGGAAGATGGACCAGTAAAAGTTAAAAAATCCGATCTACCTCCTGAGTCTATGATGATGGATACTAGTACAGGATTTGGAACTAACATTACAAGAGTAGATAGAAAATTTGGTTCACCTAAAGAAGGTGAGTCCGAAGTAGGTATCATGACTATTGACGTTGAAGCAGGTGATGATGAAGACGAAGAAGATATGATGATGGCCTATTCAGATGCAATCTTTAACAGACCAGAAAAAGCAGCTTTATTTAGAGCTTTAGGAGATCCTAAAATAAGACAAACAACTAAATCATTTAAAAATTTAAACAACATTCTTAAAAATCCAGGTATGTTTCCAGAAGATGAATTAGTGTTAAAACAATATTTAAAACTAAAAGGTTTTAAAGACGGCGGAAGAATAGGTTACAAAAGCGGTGCTAATAGAGTATCAGAACTATTAATTTTAAGAGATGAAAAAGTTGGTAAAGGTGAAGATGTATCTGACATTGAAGCAGAGATATTCCAATTAACAGGTAAAACATTTAAATCAGTTGGTGGTATAAGTGATATACCTACCGGTAAAATGAGAAAAAATAATGCTGGTGTAGTTGAAAGAGACTACAGAGATGAAGGTGGTTTTGTACCAGTTGGTATTAAAGAAAGAGCCGATGATGTACCAGCTATGTTATCTAAAAATGAATTTGTAATGACTGCTGATGCTGTACGTGGTATTGGTAATGGCAGCGTTGAAGAAGGATCTAAGAAATTATACAACACAATGAAACAAGCAGAAAAAGTAGGTAAAGCATAATGGCAGATACAACTACATATACTAGACGAGCCCCTTATATAGAAGCTGCTCAAGAAAATTATATAGATTTATTAACGCAACAAGTTGGTAGAGCTCCAGGCTCTACAATTACAGATGCTGACGGTAATGTTATAGGCACTGTACCAACGTTAGCACAACTTGGACCACAGGTTGCAGGTCAAAATGTTTTAACTCAAGCTGCTCAACAACAAGCAGCAACTCAAGCAGGATTAGGTCAATTAACTTTTGATCCAACAACAGGAGCTGTAACCGGCGCGGGAGCTGGAACAGGTGTTGCAGGCTATCAACCATTCTTAGATCAAGCACAACAATATCAAACAGCTGCTGCAGGATTAAGTGGTCCACAAGCGTACCAACAATTTATGTCTCCTTATCAACAACAAGTAATTGATACAACTCTTGCAGAGTTTGATACACAAACTGCAAAAGGTGTACCACAATTAGCAGCGAATGCTATTAACGCTGGAGCTTTTGGTGGTGGTAGAGAAGGTGTGGCTCAAGCTCAGTATGCATCGGATGCTGCTGCAAAAAGAGCAGCACTTCAAGCACAATTATTAGGTCAAGGATTTACTCAGGCAAATCAATTAGCACAAAATGCATTTGCACAACAACAAAATTTAGGAGACTTTTCAAGAAACTTAGCGTCATTACAACCGTCATTGGCGGCTTCAGGTGTACAACAATTAGGTGCAGCTGGTACAGGAAACTTGGCTTTCCAACAAGCGCAACTAGATGCAGCACAACAAAGAAATCAATTAGCTTACAACGAACCTTTAAGCAGACTTAATGCTTTTGGATCAGGGATAGCTGCTCAAGTAAGTGGAGCACCAACAACTACAACTACAACTACTTTAGGCGGTGGATCTGTTGGACCTTTATCGCAGGCGTTATCTGCTGGATTAAGTGCTTATGGTTTAGGGAGCATCTTTGGAGGCAGAAGCTAATGAATTTTAAAAGACCATCATTTAAAATAGGCGGATCAACTGGTATAGGACAACTTACACCTAGAACACAAGCTAGAGGCGGTGGAAACATCGGTGGTGGTTTGTTTACGGGTTCTAATTTAGGTACTAGAACAGGGTTTCAAGAAATACTTGGTATAAGTGAAGCCATGGCTGAAGAACTTGCCAGAGGAAAACCTAACTATAGTATGAAAGCACCTACAAGTAATTTAGGACGTTTATTAGCTCAATATCCAAAAGCTGTTTATGGAGGTGGATTAGCTTTAGGAGCTGGTACAGGAACAGGTATAGCTTTATTAGCGGACGCTTATCAAAAAGCAACTAAGACACCGTTAGCTTATCAAAAATTAAAAGAAGTAAGTAAAAGACCTTACTATTTTGATGAAACTAATTTAGATTTTGCAGAAGGTTTAGATGAAATAAAAAAAGCTAATGAAATTGGTGTAGCACCTGGATTTTTTCCAAGAGGTGGTAAAGATAAATTTTTTAAAGACAAAGGTTTAGATCCTGAAACAGGACTACCTAGCAAGGATGTAACTGATGATTCTTTTGCAGAAGCAAGAATTAAAATGACAGATACTCCTAATTATGAAGCAGTAGATTTTACGTCAATTGCTGAAGATGTAATTCCTAATAAAAAAGATGACGACGCTCCTAAAGAAAAAACATTCGATAGTATCTATGAAGAAGAAAAAAAGAAACTAGAAAAATTATTAGGTGACGATGATGATAGAGGTATGGCAGCTATTGCTTTATCTGAAGCGATCGGCACACCTGGAACTATTGCAGACAAAGCTGCAGTCCTAAACAAATCGCTACTAGGCATCATGCAAGGTAAGAAAAAAGATAGAAAAGACATTGCTAAGTTAGCATACACTGCAACTAAAGAAATAGAGAAAGCTAAAATTGCTGCAGGCAAAGAAGGTTTTAGTGAAAAACAATTTAACAAATTGTCTAGACTACAGAGAATTGTAAGTGATACAACTGGAAGTTATAGTGATGCAGAGAAAAAAGCAGCTCAAGCTGAAATAAATATTGCTAAAGAAATAATTAAGACTATCGGCGGTAAAAAAGACCAAGGTTTAAGTGCGGTAGATTCAAAACTTCTTACAAACTTAGATACCTTAGCTACTAAATTATCTAGAATAAAAGACAAAGATTCAGATAGTTATAAAAAAGCAT